AAGTAATAATATAAAAAGAACAAAAAAGAACAAAAAGAACTAAGAAGACTACTTGGCAAAATACCAATTACCAAAATACCAAATACTGTAACATTACCAAAATTCCCTATCTAAGAACTTTTTTACATCATACGGCTTCATCCATTACACCATACACCATACATTCCAATAAAATCAATACGTTACAACTTATGTATAACAAAAATTACAGTATTACAACTGTTCTTCAATATTCCAAGTTCCAAGTAATGTCAAATTTTGACTTTTCTTAGAATTTTGCAAGCAAAATTCAAAACTTTGTAGTATTTACAAGAAGCTGGAAACTTTAAAGCGTTTATTTTATTTACTGCTTAACACTATTCAGCACTAATTGACATCTATCTCTTCTCTCAGCTTTATCACACTCCCGCTCTCGCTCTTGTCGCATTTTCCAGTTTCTCTCAAGAATTTCAGCTTTCAACTTTTCGTACTCAAAGATTGCTCCGTACTGATCTTCACTTGGAGCAAATTTTCTCTCTAACTCCCTCATTGCTTCTCTCTCAGTACTTGACAAAGTCGCTCTATTTTCAGCAGCAATTCTTTCCCAGAGACACATAGTATTGACTTTAGTAAATTTCATCTTAAATTCTCTTTCCCAGCTTTTTGTAAATACTACAAAAATTTAATACTTGAACTTAACGACTCATGGAAAGCCAGGAAACCATTTTAAGTTTTTATGGAATCATTCGAAGCGAAAGTGAAACTTCACTGTTTCCCTGCGGCTGAACTTCCTCAGCAATGTTATAAAGCAATCTTACCAGAATCTCGCGAGCTGCTTTTGGAGTACTCTCAAAATCCCCTGCAGCTGCTAAAGCCAAGACTGCGCCAACTTGACTATCAGTCATTTCAATGTCAAATTCTTCTCCAGTCATGCAATCGACTGTTTTTGTTTTCCAGACTTCACTTCCTCTTGTCGCAGTAAAATATGTTCCTTCCATCATTGCAGTGAATTGTAGCATAGTATTTCCTACCCTTCCCTGGCTTTTCAAAAGTCGTTAAATTCTTTTAAGAAAAAAGTGACTCAATCTCTGGTTACACGGCAGGATGTTAATGATATTAGTATCTAAACATTCTCCTTGGAATCATATTCTTATGTATATCCTTCGTGTACTCACAGAGATACACATACCCGAAGTTATTATCAATCCATAACTTAACCATCGTTCCCTTCGGAACGATCCAGTTTTCTAATACAACATCATCTACCAGTTCCATTATAGTTTCTTTACCCTTATTAGGAAAGGGTAATTCTGCTATACTTAACATACTTCACCTTCACTTTCCCTGCCGTCTAATCAGGGATTGAGTCATTTTCTCTTTCAAACAAGTGGCATTCATTTCAACAGGCACGGGGCGAAAATTTATTTTACTAATTAAACTTCATTCACTTCCGGCAAGTTCTTCGTCATTCAGAACATCTGGGACTTCGGTTTCGACTTCCTCAGCCTCAGCCTCTACCGCTGCCTCAATAGGCTTAACACCCATCAGCTGCATAGCAATTTCTACAGGAATACCCATTTTCGCAGCGTTTTCAACTGCCTGTGCCACCAGTCTGTCATTCTCGGCCTTTATCGCGGCTGATTCGATTTCAGCCTTCGTAGCGCGTCCAGCGGATTCCTTCTTTGCCTTCTCAACCTTCAGGGCCTTCAGCTCGTTGAACAGCGCCGTTCTGATAGTTGCGGTGTTTTTCTTCAGCCAGTCAGTTTTCGCAGTCCTTGCCTTTTCCCGCAGTTCAGTCAACTCCTTCCCTGCTTCCAAATCACCTTCACTCGCCCGCAATTGAGCATCAATAATATCCATTTTCAGCTGCGAGTCCACGGAAAAACTCACTTTTGCCAGGGCAGAACTAACATACTGTTTCACACCATAGGCCAAAATAAAGTCCTTCCAAGTCTCATGAAGTTCTTTCATTTCAAACCAAACTCTATCCGAACTGCCCGGAACGTCAGCATATAACCTGCTGTAATTATCCAAGCTTCCCCAGCCGATCTGCGTTTTTTCTTTAGTTTCTTTAGCCATGATTCACATCCCTTCGGGTTTTACCCCTGTTGAAAAATGCCTCATGCCTATTGAAATGAGTGTCACTCGTTCTTTTAGTTAGCGTCTTAACAATCGACAGGATTTATTTGTTTATTTATCTATTACACAGTCGCTACTTCATCAGGGTAATTTGCTTTTAAAAACTGTAAACACAGCGTACCAGTTTTAAGTGAAAACTTACTTTCCGTAATAAGCCCGTCTTCGTACATGTTCTCAACGTCTTGCAGTTTCGCAATTAACTCGGCAGGTTTCATAATTTTCCTTTCAATCCTTACCCTGCCGATTGTTAAGACGCTAACCTTTCGATTCAATCCCTGTTTAAACGACAGGACGTTTATGTTATAAGTATTCGTTAATCACGCTTCCCCGTACATGTGAGCACAATATAAACCAGTCTCGTCCTATCCATTCATAGACGTTACTATCTTTTCTTTCCCTACACAGTGATCTTGCTTTGTTCTCATTATCGCATAGTTCAAATTCCGCGAACGTGGCCACAAGAAACTGTCCTTTTTTACCCTTGATATTAAACGCTGGCATATGATTCATATTTCACTTCCCTTCAAATGCATTCCTGCCGTTTAAACAAGGATTGAATCTTTTGAACCACCTGCCCAAAATGCCAGGCAATTCTCATCCTAACTCCCATTGATCGAGTATATCGTTATGATGTGGCGTGTGGGCAGACTACATACACAGGCTCCGGCTTTAGCCAGTCCTGTCGCATTTAACCCATTACGAAGGGAACATACGAATAACCCTGATTGTCAAAGAACATACTGCCTCATTCATTTGACTGCATACTAATACAGTCCTGTCGTGATGTCAAGCCGTTTTCCATTCCCTTTCCCGTTTGGCGTTTCAAATTCCTCATTCATTTAACTGCATCATACCATATTCACACCAAAAGTCAAGCCGTTTGATTCGACCCATCCCAAACCACTGCCCACCAAACGCAGACACCCCGGCGAGCCCCAGGGGTACTGGGTCCGGGTGAAGATACTACGGTGAAGTACAAAAACAAGTTTTTAAGAGGGAAGAGCTGCATCGCACACTAAGGGAAGATCAATAATACATTTGACTACTTAGCCAGTGTGCGGTATAATGCGTTTGAGATTGAGATTGAGATTGAGATTGAGATTGAGATTTGGTGTTACTATATCATAAAGGAGACGGCGCGGATGAAAGTATTAAAAGTATTAAAGTACTCTATAATTGAAGGAAAACTTACAGAACTTTGTTACGATGTTTTACTTGATGACAGTGACTACGAGTGGGCGGTTAGGCTTAAGTGGAGAATAATTAATGGCACTTCTGGAAGACTTTATGCAGCAACAAAAATGTTTGGAAAGTACTACTACGCGCATCATTTAGTAAATGGGTGTCCTCTTAAAGGGTATGTTACTGACCACGTTAATAGAAGTGGACTGGATAACCAAAGAACAAATTTAAGATCTGTACTAAGAAGACAAAACGGAAGTAATAAAGATAGAGAAAAAAGTTGTAAGTACTTAGGGGTGTGCTTCGATAAGTCTAAGACCCACCCCATAAGCCTTTTGGAAAAGAATTGCTTAAAGTGGCAGGGCCGTTTTTCTATGAAAGTGAGATTTTTTTAACTTAAGTGCGTCCTACATTTATTATCATTTGACTGAGGAGTTGGCTCCCAACGTGCAAAGATCTCGGTTTGTCGAACAGGGGGCTCCCAACGGGCAGTTTGCTCCCAACGTGGCCCCCGCCAGACGCTCCCAACGGAGTTGCTGGCCTCGGTCGTGGAGAGCTTCCCACCGTGGGTTGCTGGCCTCCAAAGCCCACCCGCGCTTGCGCGGGTGGCAAGACGACATGCCGGATGGGTTTCTATGAAAGTGGTGTTTTAACTTTGAAAATAAAAGTGGAAAACTTTGTTTAAAGTGGGACTTTGCGCAGATTATCTCTTGACAGTGAGGTTGGTTTATGATACAGTCACACTGAAATGTACCATCACGCCTCCTGGAATAAAGGAAAATTGAAATGCCAGAGATTGACAAGGTTTTGGAGAATAATTTCACTTATCATCCGCCGAAAACGAGAGATGCGGAGGGGTATAAGTCGCTGAGGAATCAAGCGAAACTTTTGGCTTATAGGTTTAAGGACTTGGTTCCGGAGGGCCGCGAACGGGACTTAGCAACGGCGAAGTTGGAAGAGGCGATCTTTTGGGCTTTTGCTGGGATTGCAAGGGCAGTGGAGTAATAGACTTCGGCCGGGGCGCGTTGCTTGGCTTTAGTCAACTTGATGCTCACTGCGTCCTGAATCAATTTGACCCGCAGTCTTGTCTTGAATCAAAGTGAGAGTGAAACAATGGATGGAATAACTCAAAATGACTTAATCTCAAATTACCTGGCGCGGTACCCACTGGCGAAAAAGGTTAAGAAGGATGACCTTGCATTGCCAAGTGGTCCGAGGCAGAACTTTGTTCGGGAAGATGGGAGTGTAAAGGGGCAGGGGTACTACGGCCCGCTTCCTACTGGGCGGGATGGTGCAGTAGCGACGGAGCTTGGGATTGGAGTTAATTTTGGTGGAAGGGAAAGGGAAATTCCCTCGATTGTTCCTGGGTTGACTAAGGAGCAGTTGAATTTAATTCTCTCAGGAGAGCGCCCGGACAAAGCAATTATAGACACGGCAGTCAATCACGCGGTGAAGAGAATGAAGTCGGGTTTGAGTGTTTGGGCGGATTAAGCAGCCGGCCGGGACGCGCTGGCTTGTCCTGA